TACATCTACTCTATCATCAAAATCTGTTTGTTTTATGTTTCTTGCCCCACCAACGACATCATATGGATATTCTGGTGGTAGATATTGTGAAACTACTTTTGATAATAATTTAAATTCATCTTTCATAGCTGCATAACACCTTTTATGTATTGCAGACATAACTCTCGAACCACGTTCTAATAATGCAATTGTTGTTCCTACAGCTGCTGCTTGGTTACCATCGCCTACTTGCATATCAGCAATAGCCGCGAATCTTTGACCTGCTTGTACAACAATTCCTAATAAATTTAATAATGTTTGAGATGGTTCTTTGTATGGTAATGGAAAGAATGCATCACGCAAATTACCACCTGGTGCATCAACGTCTTTGAACTCACCTGGTTGTATTGGAGCTGCTTCATCTCTAACTCTAACGCCTCTTTGTTTAAATCCTGCAGGTAAGTTTGATAATGTTCCTGCGTCTAATAATTGACGGAGAGCCG